GTTGAACGATACTGGTCTGGTACGAGTATTGCTGTGCCTTTGTGCCGGACTGATTTGATTGGGTTCTTCAGGATGCTTGTCCCCGGCTCAGTAGTTGCTGGATATATATCACACACCCAATTGCCATTCACTTTATAGAAAACATTCAGGAAGTCGTCAAACTTTGAAGCATCTCCTGATTCATTCCTGACTCCTACGATATTCAGGTTATAATTTCCATTCTCAAAAAAAGCATACCCCTTTTGAGAGAAAGCTTTCTTATATTGTTCTACCATAACTTTGGCAGAAAGTCCAGTTAATTTAGCCATTTTTATTCTCCTATGCTAAAAGCTTAAACATTTTTCTGACACTGAAGGTGGAAAACCCCCAATTTGGGTCATACTTCAACCTTGCCATGTATGGTCGGTTAATATGTATGATATCCCTCTCCGGGTCAACGCCCCAGCATCTAATTGTATTAGTTTCATTGTTGTCATCAATAACCTTGACGACAAAAAAGTTTTTACCGTTCTTTGACTTCTTTAGTTTACACTCCCTTGGAATGAACCAAGTCACACCCAGCTCTGGGTCATATTCTGAAATGGGGGGGATATAAAGTTCGTTAAGTTTGTTTCTTACCGTTTCAGTTATGACAGAGCTAATCGGGAAAACACCGGTTAGATTAACTAAGGATTCGAGCTTCTCTTCTTCACTGAAGTCCCCCTCTGGTTCGTACTTTGCGATATTTTCCTCTAGGTTTTTCAGCTTCCTTGGGCGGTCGACGCAAACTGCCGACCAAAAATGGCGGAGGCCCGAGAACCTCTCGTCAACCAAGTCGTTGAGTGCTTGTGCGCGACATAGAGCATCTAGAGCCTTTTTATTGAGCTTTGAATATTTAACCTTGTCGTGAAACAAAAAGTCTTCAACCGTGTTAAATGGCCTGTGTTCAATAATCTGCTGAATAGCGACTGCGCCGAGGCCCTTGATAGATGTTAGGGGTTGGACCAATGTCTTACTATCTTCGCTAATCTCCCAATTCACACCCGAAGTGTTTATGTTCAGAGGCTCAACGATATATCCCATTGATTTTGCGGTGGCAATAGCTCTCTCTTTTCTGGTTTCGGGCTCCTTATCCAAGAAGGCAGCTAGCCATTCGGCTGGATAGTAGTTGAGTAACCAAGCGCACTGATAGGACAAGATACAGTAAGAAACTGCATGAGATTTATTGAAGCCATAGCCTGAAAAGTATTCAAACTTGTTCCAAAGCTCTCTTGCCTCGTGCGAGGCCATACCCTTCTCGAGGCAGCCCTTATGAAATTTGTCAAAGATTTTATCTTTCTCTTCTGCAACTACCCCTGTACCTTTCTTGGTTAAGAGTTTGCGGAGCTTGTTGCCTTCATCTAGGGTCAGGTTCTTGCCAAGCTTGTGAGCCAGAAGCGCGATTTGCTCTTGAAAAATAAGAAAACCATACGTTTCCTGAGTTACATCACGAACAGTTTGGTTCTGATACTCTACCTCATCCGGCTCTTGTTTTGCTCCGATGAACATCTTGTCAACGCCGGCTGACAGTGGGCCGGGTCGGTAGATAGAGGTAATCGCCGCAAGGTCTGTAATATTGTCTGGCTTTGCATTTTTGCAGAACGATTGTGCTCCGGGTTCTGTAAATTGGAAGATACCAGCCCATTTGCCTTTGTGGAATACATTTCGCCAGACCTGACTGTCATCTAGGTCAATCTTGTCTGGGTGCAGATGCTCATTGTAAAAGTTCCTGACCTGTTCAAATGTTGGGTTATCGATTCCATGGTGTCTCTTTAGGATACGCTCAACGGCGCCTTCTACCATTCTAAGAGAAGCCAAACCAAGAATATCAAACTTAATAAAACCCATGGGCTCAAGATGTCTAACATTTTGTCCTTCACTCCAAGGTGTCTGACGGACACCACCACTATTAATTAGTGGCATCCACTCATCTAGTCTCTCGCCAATCACCACACCACCGGCATGACGACTAGCAGAACGAGTCTGGCCATAGAGCGTTTCGACATGGGTCTTGATGTGTGGATATTTCTCCAAGAATTTTTGAAGCGTTTCAGAATACATCATTAGTTCTTCGAATGTCGGAGCATAAACACCAGCTGTAATGCCGTGTGCTTTCTTCGCAGGCGGCGTAGCTTCATGAACCATCTTACTGGTCACATTGTTCACCTCTGTAAACTCAATACCATAGAACTTTGAAATGTCCTTGATAAGAGAACGAAGCTGTAATGTGTTCCAGTTAGTGATAGGCACAACTGTATCATCACCCCACTCATCAATCAGATATTCCTTCAGAACCATCGGGTCGGATACATCATAGTCAATATCTGGATAGCCTGAGCCGCCCTTGGTTAAAAACCGCTCAAACTGAAGACCATACTTGATTGGGTCAACCTGCGTAATGCCAAGAACATAAGACACCAAGGAGCCGGCGGCAGAGCCGCGCCCAGGACCAACAAGCTGTTTCTCGACAGCCATATCAGAAATAGCTTTCATTGTCAAGAAGTATTTAGAGAAGCCTCGACCATCAATGATATCGACCTCGTACTTCAACCTCTCGGCATATTCTTTGTTCTCTGCGAGACCAAGGCTCCTAGCTCCCTCAACACATAAAGCAGCAAGAGTTTGCCCTGCCGTACTACCTTCTGGCACAACAAAGTCTGGAAGGCGAACCTCATTGTCTGGTAGAAAGTTTGCGATACGCTCGTGGGCAATATAGTAAGTTCTCTTGATGGACTCAAGAACAAGCTTGTCGTCATACTCTACTCCAACTGACTTGGAGTAATTCTTGTATGCTTCCCACATCTGGTCTCCGTTCTTGGGATACAACTCGTATCCAATCTCCTCGACAGAAATAGGCAATTCCTCAGATAAATAATCTGGTCTGCCTTTGCCCAACCAGCCGAGGCGCTTGTATAACTCTCTGTCTTTCCAGACATTCTCATTGTAGTAGTGAGAATCCGCAGTTGATATCAAGTCGATGCCAAACTCATAGTGCATCTGAATGATATACTGGTTTAGTTCGTGCTGTTCTGGAATGTTGTTCCACTGTAACTCGCCATACCATCGGTCACCAAAGATAGACTGCATCTTTTGTGTCGTGCTTCTCATTGCATCAAGGACAGCATCCGGGCCTTCGTCACGATTTTCCCAATAGTTTCCAGCGTATACACCACCAAGACAGGCACTGGCTGCAATGACGCCCTTGTTGTATTTCTTCAGCAAAGCATAGTCAACTCGTGGATAGCGATAGAAGTTATCGCCAACATAACTGGTTGAAATCATTTTGAAAATGTTTTGTAAACCTTCTTGGTCTTGCGCAAGGAGAATAAGGTGTCGTCTACGATTTAGGACAGACTTCATCTTTTTCTTTGAAGCTTCGTTCTCGACGGTTGTACCCGATGAGCCATCTTCATACTCTGACTTCTTCTTCGCTGCTGCTTTGATTTGTTCGTATTCTTTCTTCCACTTTGCAACAGATGGAATGAAATATGCCTCAACACCAAAGATTGGTTTGAAGTCTTTTCCTGACTTCTTCATTTTCTTGGCATGAAGAACTTGTCCTGCGAGACCATTAGCATTCCCATGGTCAGTAAGTGCAAGGGCGTCCATGCCATTTTCATAAGCAAAGTCCATATGTTCTGCTGGGTACCCGAGGGCGTCAAAGGGTGAGCCCGCGACGGAATGGGCATGAAGCCCGACAAAAGGAATACTAGGCTTATTTCTGGACATTTGCAATTACGGCCTCCAAATCAGACTTAATCAAATTAAGGTCTTCTAGAATTTCTTCTTGTTTTTGTTTGTTTTGCACAATTCCACCAAACAAGTCACGAAAAAATAACTGCTGGTCTGTGCTCATTGTAGCAAAAGTAAGTGGCAGCTTGGCTGCTTCCTTCGTGTGATATGCCAAGTCATCGTAGACTTGCTCTAATGTTTCTCTATCTTTCATTTTTTTCCTTTCAGGATTTTTCAAATAAAATAAGGCTTTCTCATGTTTTTGGACATGCCCTTAAAGATTAAATTACTAGCATAGAAGCTCCTCAAGGAGTCCCAACTGTCAAGTGTATAATATTTTTCTATCTCTATCATTTCTTGTACATCTATTTTATCATGTTTAAATATTTTGTCAAGTGTAAAATGCCTAGCTGACCAACGTTCTTCGATGGGTAAGCCTTTATCCCCGCCAGTGTTACTCTCATTGAGTTGCCTGCGAAAAAGCAACCAGTCCTCAGGCGTGAAGCTGAAGGGGAGATATAAGCCATCCCTAACTGACTTTCCTTTATGAAAGCCGTATATCTTTTTGCCGGCCCTTATATCTGCGCGGTGTTTTTTCATTGCCAATGGAGAATATATTGCACAAGGGAATGATACAAAGTAGCTGCTTGGTATTGCCCATTTTGATATTTTTTTTGAAACCACAAAAGATGTTAAAGCGCCGTGCAAAACAGACCACCCTAAGCTATCTATCCTGTTTCTATGCTTCTGTAGAATAGGAGTATAAAATATTGAAATGTATTCTTTTTTGTAGTCGGGATATTTTTTAAAGTTCCAGCTATCGTATATTACAGGGTCTAATATATAGTCTCCAAGTCTTTTCCTAATTAGTGGTGACGTACTGTCATTGCACACTATCCAAATGCTCTTACAACCCACATAAGCGCACTCCTTTACAGAACGCTCGACTGCTAAAAAGTCCGGTGCAATAGGCTGCAGCACGTCTGGCCATGGGAGATTAAGTTCTTCTTTTCTTCCCGCAATTGGGACAATGCCAACTAAATTCCTATTTACATGTGGTGTATCCACTATAAAATTCCTCTACTGAAGGGTTTATAAACTTGATTCTATCGCTGTCAAAATATTCATTGTTATCTTCCTCGAATAAAATTCTCTCTACATGCTCGACGGTGACCCTCCTAAGCTTAGGTTTGGAGTTTGGTTGTGGAGCTTTTTCATAAACTCCTGCATAGCCAGCATCAGCCAGACAACTCCTTAGCTTGAACATTGCCATTGTATCTGAATAATTAAAATCATGCAAGTCTTTTTCTTCTAGTCTTGACAGCGTTATCGCATCTGTTACCCTTTTTGCTCCATCGACTCGGCCAGAATTGTAGAAACAGGCCTTGAAAACTAATTTATCTAGCGTGTTAATTGGCGATAAGTTTTCTTTCTTGGTCCCCAGCCTGGAAAGCTTGAAGTCGTCAATAACTAAAAATGTTTTCGGTTTTGCGATTTTTACAGGGTTTTCAAAAGTAATATTCGCATTGTCGCAAATGTAACACTTCTCAAAAGTATAACTCGCCAAAAGGTCATTTCCAAATAATTTTAGACTATTATCCGACACCCTTATTCTTTTTGTTTCTTTCTCTGTCAGGTTCGCACCCACGAAACTTAAGATGTTTTGAATTTCATCAAATATCTCTCTCTTTCCCTTCATTCCGAGAAAAGACTGCTTTTCTGGGTCATCAAAGAAGAAAGGACGAAAAGTACAATTCGCAATGAAATGGTATTGATTGTAGAAAGCGTACATTATTGAGGCAAGAGAGTGGCCGATAACGATGTTCTTTATAAACACATCAACTCTGACGCGAAAATATAAGCAGGTTCAAATGGATAAGACATAAGTGCTGCCTGGGGACCCTCCTCTCTCGGAAGACACGCCTCGTCAATTATAGACATCAAATCATTATACATGCTTAGTGCATCAGATGTGAGCTGGAAATTGCGACCCCCGGTCGCAATTGCCATATCTTCCCAATCTCCGTTGAAGGGTTTAGAGAATGTGTACAACTTTAAATTGATTGAGGCCGCGGCCGTGGCAGCAACAATCTCCGCAGTTATAGGGCGCCCGGGGCCCTCAGGGTCATCTGCATCTCGGAGATAAGATTGTTCATCCTCATCAGAGAACACAATAATGACCCTAGCCGAGTTATCTCTCCAGTTTATAATAAAATTCTCCTTATCTGGTAAACTACTCGTATCCCTCCACCAACTGGTTGCTGCTATGTCCACAGGAGCATCCTGTGAGATGTTTCTTGTGGATAGATATATAGCATCGAGTAGCATTTCACTGCCTGTATCCATGCCTTCGTCGCCTAAAGCAGAAAAACTTGCAAGAAATTGTTCGAAGGGAGAAATATTTGATACCAAAACCAAGGTTTCATCCCCATCCTCAACAAACTCTTTTGGACCCACAATCAGCCCCCACTGAAGTGGTTCTTCCGCCCTAAAGTGAGTGGAGAACCGATTGAGAGCTATTTTTACTGCCTCGATTTCATCATCCATAGACCCAGACCAATCAATTATAAACAAAATATCTGTTTCCCTTATTTCCTCTCCGTAATCAACAACTCCATCACAGTCATTATCGGCGCCGTCACATATCTCTTCCTGAGGTGTCACTTCGCCCAAACAAAAGCCGGCTTGAAAATTATTATCTACATCGTTGCCCCAGGCGCCGCGTGAGCAGTACATCTCTCCGGGCGAACAGACTCCCACAAACAATGTTTCTGGCTGGGCCGTATAACAAGCTTGGGTTAAATCCTCGTCGATGGACTCATCACAATCCTCGTCGAAATTGTTGCAATCCTCCTGCTGTAAGACAATACCGATGCGCGGGTCGCATGGTGGTGGCTCTGGTACTGGGAGATATGTGCACAATGCCGCACAGTCAGTCATTCTCATCTCTGTGCAGTTCTCATCTACGCATTCACACGTCTTAAAACCCTGGCCGCACAAAAGCGGACTCTCAAAGCAAGGCATCAAGTTTCCCACATCGTCCGCGGTGCACAGGCAATTCAGTTCTTCGTCTATTTGTCCGTCGCAATCGTTGTCTTCGCCATCACATTCCTCATCCGAAGGCTGAGTTGCGGTGCATGATATCCAATTGCCAGCCATACATGTTTCTATCCCCCTTTCACAGGCGGTCTCGCATGGCCGGACAAGTTCTTCATCAATTGTTCCGTCGCAGTCGTTATCAACGTTATCGCAGATATCTTGGGGCACTGGGCCGCAGGCATCGCAAACATTCCTTTGCTCTTCATCAATTTCGCCGTCACAGTCGTCGTCCTTATAGTTACACCTCTCTTCTTCCGGTTCGCAAACTATACACTCTCCATACTCAATATTGCCTTTGGAACATAAGATTTGTTGTTGACCCTCAACGCCCTCTATTTCACATCGAACAGAAATTGTAATATCATTCTCAATCCCCGGGGGGCACTGAAGGATAGTGTTGCAGCCACTCCTAGACAACACCTCGTTTGGAGGGCATGTCAAGTCCTGGCTCCTGTCGCAAACTTCGAACATGTCATTACAGATATTCATCACAACTTCGGACGCTTGCACGCCTAACCCACTAGGAGGGCAATACCACATCTGACGCTGGCAACACTCAGGCTTACAATCGCAAAAGTTATCCTCTGAGCTGGTAACCCTCTCACATGGGTCGATATATGCGTCAGGAAAGAGAAAATCAATATAATAAATATCTGCGTATGCAGCATCTAGCAGGCTCGAATCTACAGATATTCTATGTGCATCTGGATTCATGGAGGAACTGACAGAATTATCGCTGCAAGATACAAGTGCAGAGACCGTAAGAAAACAAATAAGATTTACAGTGTTGTTCATTCTTCTCTCTTTCTTTGGAAAGCGCTTACAGAAATTGGGTAATGCTGGAGCGCTATCTCCATACACGCCTTTGCAACCTGCTGAATCTCCCATTGGGCCCCGTCGTGAATGCGCAGTGAAACAAACTTTAATAAATTGTGCAAATTTACGGTTCCATAGTATTCGGTGTATAAATTTTGCGGCAAAACTCCGCGGGCCTGCTCTCTACAAACTCCCGCTTCAATCATAGCGTTGTAAAGATTCAAACTTCTAGAGTTATGCATTTTGACAGCATTCGAGGCAGATTCATACCCTATTTGTAAATAAGCAGAATCAAGAGTTGGGTTAACCAACTCATTGTTGCTAGCCTGGCGGTTGCTTTTGTGCTGTGTTCTAAATTTTGGCGGACTATAGAACCTCATGTCAACACCGGTGTACCTTCTGCTAATCTCATTGTAGGCCCAGGTTCTATGCCTGTGGTGCTGAGAACGTATGAACAGTGGAACAGTAAAACGCATAGTAATCGTACAGTGTTCAAATGGACTGGTGTGGTTGTGCTGAATAAGGTAATTTATAAGTTTAATGTCTTTCTCGTCGAGAAAGTGCTTCTCTGCCCCGAAAGAGACTCTTGCTGCATTAACGACTGTTAAATCACTACCCATGTGGGAAACGTATTCTACTTTTCCTATTCCATCTTCGAATAAATCATAAGTCTTCTGCTTCATTGAACCCTCTTAAAAAGCCCATCACATAATTCTCTAAAATTACCGTGTATTTCTTATCTCTATACTCGATTTCCTCAGTCATTGAAGAGTCAATAATTATTGTCCTCTTTTCTCTTTCTAGGGATTTAATCTTCTGAAAAGCCATCGAGCAATCTGGTGCAATTTCTAGAACGGTAGCCGCGACGTAGCGGCTGTTTTTGTTCTCTTTGTAGTCATCGGGCAGAATGACTGCGCTTTTTTGCTCTTCTCGGTGTTCTAGATTTTTATGTACTATAATTGTCAAGTGCCTATTCAAAGGCTTCAAAACCGGGGCTACCTTATTATACATTGTTAATTGTCCTTACTGTTCTCTTTAATCTGTTAAAGTAATCCGTCAATTGCTCCATATCGGTGTCTGATTTCACCAGCCTGTAAGCCTTTACAGCTAGTCTCATTTCTTCCTTCGAGAGCCAGCCATTTTCATCATAAGATTCACGTAGGTCTCTTCTTTGTTCTTTGAAGGGTTCCATTGCATCTTCAATGGCAGCAAATTCTTTTACAAAATTGGAAAGGTGTTCTTCGGTTGTTAGTAGTTTATCATCGTTGGAACTCATTTTTACTCCTTCGTGTTAAGTTCTTTTAATATGATATTATATTATATCGTAGATGTCAAGAGGTTTAAACAGAAAAACTCTCACCGCAACCACAAGTTCTTTTTGCGTTTGGGTTTAAAAATTTAAATCCAGACTGATTTAATTCATTTACAAAATCTATTTGTGTTCCCATCAAATAAAGATAGCTTTTTGGGTCAACATAGATGTTGATACCACAACTCTCTAATATCCGGTCGGTAGGTTCCGGGTTGTCAAACTTTAAATTATATGTGAATCCTGAGCATCCCCCTCCTCGCACTCCAGCTCTGACACCAGTTTCTTCTTTATCTTCGAGAAGTGCTTTTATCTTCGCCGCGGCGGATTGAGTTAAAGCTATCATACGAACTTCACTTCGCAGGAGCCACCGGCGCAGGCGACCTCACCTTTGAGGTCAGTGTTATCTTCTTCTTCCGTAACCTTGGTAAGGTCGATACTAGTAAGAGATGCCATAAGCGCTTCGTAAGTTTCTTTCGAACAATCCTCAAATGGTGCTTGTTTATAAGTGTGGTCCGAGAATGGTAGGACAGATAAGCCATTGTAACTACTACGATTTTCCCACATCCATTCACCAACATCAACCCACTCTGCATCCTTGATGGAGATGGTGGCAGAAATATTATGAGTATTTTGACCTTTACGAAAGCCCGGGCGGACCCACTCATCAGTTACATATTTTACTCGCTTTAACAATTGCAAAGCGGACTCAGACCTAAGAATTGAGCCCTCTGGGGCCTTTTGCGGGATAGAAATAACAGCAGTTGTATGTGGGCTGAAGTATTCGTCCTCAATAAGCTCTGGGTGATTTGCTGCCAGGTGTGCATATATTGGTTCATTTTTGCCAACGCGGATGCGGCGGATATAATAATCGTTATGCCAAGCATGGATACCAGAACTGGTACCCAAAGTTAAACTTGTTGTGCCGGCGGGCTTAACGCAGGTTGTTCTCGCCGCGGGTTTAATACCGATTAACTCTGCAACCCGGGCGTTCTCTTCTTTGACTCGGCTAGCCGCTTCTTTCATGTCTAGGGCAAGAATGGCGCCTGAGGCAATGCCTGTCATCGATACGCCGATAAGTGCGTCCCTTTCTGTTGTTCTTCGCCAAACGTCGCGAAGATAGTGAAAATCTGTGTAGCTGGCCTGTAGGGTGCCGATAAATGCTGCGGCCTTTACTCTTTCGTTCAAGTCTTCTTGGGACTCGACATTTGATACATTCACCTCTGTGAGGTTACAGAACTGAAATGGCCTAAGGCCAATCTCACAACAAGGGTTTGTTCCCCAGTCTTTATCATTAGAAAAGTAGAAGCCAGGCTCACCAGCACCAGATGCCTTCACTCTATCCCACAAGTCCATAAAATATTCTCTATCAATCTTATGGCGAAGAAGGACGACAGAGTTGTTTGCCCTACCGCGTTGGGGGTTGGTTTCCCACCAATTGCCAGTCTTTGCAGCAATCATATCCTCGTCATCAGCCGAGAATAGTGAAATCAGAGCTGCACGGCGGATGCCGCCGGCTAAGACGGCATCTGCAATATGACAAATTATGTCATGTACCTCGATTGGGGCCAATTTATCCCCGTTGTCCTTCTGAGATAACATTCCCTCTAATTTCACTAAACACTCACGTAGTGGTTGCGGCCCGGGGGCCTTGCCCCCAGAAGTAATGAGTGCTGCGCCTTTTGGGCGGATATCTGAATAATCGAAGCGGAGGCGAGAGCCCCCATTGAAGTATGAGCGCACCAAAGCCTTTACTGCGTCAGCCCACCCTTCAATTGAGTCATTTACAAGAAAGCGGCGTGTTCTCTTTGGGTTTGGTTTTGTAATCTCTGGCAGCTTTTCTACATGGTGCTTTTGCACGCTGTAGCCAACACCAGTGCCTCCAAGTAACAAGAACATTGCCTCTCCAAAGCAGCGCCAGTCGTCTGCTGGCATGAATGCACAATTAAAAATTCGATTCGGTGCAACCTCGATGGGCTTGCCCCCAAACTGCATCGAACGCATTGATGGCAACACTTTCCTATCAAAAACCATCTTGTAGGCTTTTCTTATCTGAAGTTCAAGTTCTGGGAAATTTTTTAGATGCATATTCATGTTTCTGGTGACTAATTCGTTCCAGGTTTCTCTTCTCTTCTCACTCTCCAAGTATCTTGCATACTTCATATGCACTGTAATTTCAGATAATATCTTGTTCGATAGCTTCATTTATCCTGCTCCTCCTTGTTCTCTTTTAAATGATTGGTACTTTTTCTTTAGATTCTCTAGCCTTTCTTTGGAAGACTTCTCCATTATATCGCTGACCGATTCGTTAGTCTGGTTTAAAACCTTCACTTTTACGCAACTCGTATCCATAAATATGGGATAAACCAAGCCATCAGGTCCGTTTCTATTTTTTGCCACAAAAATGCGACCCTGGTTATTGTTTTTATCTTCAATAGTCCTTGAGACTGTAAAAATAAAATCTGCCACAAAACACTTATTAAAAGCCTCAGAAATTGACTCCATGGTGATGACTTCTGCGTTTAGCCCAGACCTGTTCGTTTGTGAGGCCGTCCACACAGGGCATTCAAACTCTTGAGCCATGCCTCTCAATTCTTCGTAAATAGTCTCCAGCTGGTGTCTTTTTTCATCTCTTTTTGTTGATTCTGGGCGGATGAGGTCACCATAGTCAACGATTATCATATCAGGAGAAAAATCTCTCCTTCTTAATTTATCAATATGGTTCCTAATGGTCTGAATGGAAGCTGACCGTGTTGGGTACTCCTTTACAATCAGCTTTCCTGACAGGTCTTTTATTTCATCATATATCTTCTCTTTGAAGACGCTGAGATTTTTCAGCTCTACGCCTGTGATGGCTGAGTCGTACCTTCCTGCTACTATGGTGTCTCCAAGCTCCAGAGTATAGTGAAGGACGTTCTTACCTGCCTTAATTGCTTGAGCGCCTAAATGAACAAGAACCATCGACTTTCCGGCGCCAGTAGGCGCCACCACAACTCCTAATTCACCTTTACCCAGGCCGCCCTTCGCGATGTCGTCTATTTGCTTCCATCCGGTTGTTATTGGGTTTCTAGCCTTTATTTCAAAACGCTTCTCAAAGTCAGCCAGATATTCATAACCCAAAGTGTTATCTGAGCCTAATTTTAGTGCTCCGTCGATAATCTTGGACACCTCGTCAAAAGAAGAGGACTTAATCAAATCAACTGACTTAATCAGAGCTTCTTTCAATTTTTGCTTTTTGCAGAAATCAAGTGCAGTATCTTTGATATAATCAGCACTATTCGGTATCTTCCCATTTGCGAGTACTCTCGCGTAATATTCTCGTATTCTAACTTTGACCGACTCTGCTTCGCCATCCAAACCTGTTCGTATGATGGAATGCATAATATTAGATGTGGGGTGGACTCCATACTTTTTCCTATAATCCTTGATTTTTTTAACAAACACTCTAAGATGTTTGAGTTCCAAAAAGCCCAGGTCTAGCACTTCAAACATCTGGTCTGCAAACGCTCTATCGTTTAGTACAAGATGGCACAAATCTTCTTGAAATGATTTTCCAAATTTTGAAAAACTAACTGTGACTTCCATTTTCTCTCTTCTTGTTGTGTGTATTAGGTACTTAGGTTTTGTTTTTTTGTTTATTCCGAAAAGGAAGTAATAATATCATTAAATTTTTGTTCCAAGTCTTGCATATTGACGGTTAAGACTCCGTCTTTTATCATCAATTTCCGCATTTCGGTTTGGTTGTAGTGTGGCGCATATTCTTCAAAGGTTTCGTCGATTCTGCTTTTACACTGGACTGACATCTGCGGAGAGGAAAGCTGCATGATGTTATAGTTCTCTTCTATGATTCTTTCAGAGTCCAAAACACTGCTGTATACCTTTTGCTTGTTTTCCTCTTTCTTACACTCGTGTAGGATATCATCAATAAAGCAATCATTATCCTCCTTGAGGAAAGAAAACCGCTTGGCGACTGTACCAAGACCAACACGAGGCACACCAGCAAGGTTGTCGCTTGGGTCTCCAGCCATGGCGCGCGCCAAAGCGAAGTTTCTAGGGTGGATACCAAACTTCTCGATTACAGTATTAGTGTTCAATACCTCTTTCTGAATTGGTCTGAATAGCAGGGTTTTGTTATCTAGCAGTTGAATAAAATCCTTGTCAGCAGATACAATAACCTTTTGCCAGTCCTCAAACATCGAAGAAGACTTGATATATGAGATTACATCGTCTGCTTCTACTTCTGGTTCCATGAATTGGACCATTGGTGTTTGGTTCAGGTATTCAATGACCCGTAGCTGCTGCCAGAGCTTGTTGTTGTCTGTATCTTGGGCTGTCATCTCATCAGAGTTCCAATTGACCCTAAGGGGTTTTCTACCCGCCTTGTAATTTTTGTTCATGGCTCTGCGTTTCTTAGAGCCGCCCTTACCATCCCATACCACAACAATCATATCAGGGTCGATTTCCCTGGTAATTTTATTCATGATATTTATAAATGTCCTCATGCCGCCAATAGGCTGACCATTAGGGTTCTTGCTTGGGTCTACAATATAGCCTCTGATAAACTGATTGAATGCGTCGACAATCATTACTCTCTTCATTTTCTTCTCCAAAAAAAAGCCCGGCTTAGAGCCGGGCAGGGTGTGGGTGCTAATCGACTTCTACCGGGGGGTCTTCCGTATCATAGAAGTCATCAGCTTTGCCTTCTCTATTCTTGAATTTCATAATAACATCTTCGTCCATAATTGTCAAGACACTTGTTCTAAAGTCTTCCTTCTGAAGTTTTTCAGTCCACATCTTGCGTTGGAACTTCTCTTCCGAGCCGTCATTTTTCACAAGCGTAAACCAGGCCCCGGATTGCTTAAGTCTCTCGGATACCTGAATGGCGTCGAACCAACTTTCCTCATCTTGGACACCGATATCCTCGTCACCCCAAAGAATCTTGAAGTTACAGGTTCTGCCGGCAGTGCCGAAGCGAGACTTTTCAAGCTTCACCTTAACTTCAGAGCCAACGCGGTAGCCGTTATCATCCGTAATAAAGGATGCTTTTGCTTTTCTAGCCGTGAGCCAAACTCGAAGAGAATAAGCATAGGACATAGCTTTGCCTCCCGGTGTGAAATAGGGGGTTGTCATTGCTTCTGCTGGGGTCCTCGCCGCCATGTTAGTCTTTAATTGATTAAGAACCAGCAACGTCGCATTTGCATCAGCAATAGGAATGGTCAGCTTAGCCATCCCTTTTGACAGAATCCTTGGCTTTACAGCCATTGATGACTGGGGGTTGAAATCACCCTCCACATCGGAAATTGAAGGTGTCAAGGCTAACGAATCCCAAATGAATAGCCATTTATTGCCCGTCCCCAATAATTCTTCAATCGTCTCCAGAACAAATTCTACGGATTCCGCCTGAACATACATAAGTCTTTCCAAGTCGCAGCCGGCGCGCTCGAGAAAACTTGGGTCAAGGGCCGACTCAGAATCAAAGTAAACCACATCAATGCCCATTTTTTGGGCATTTCCAGCCACCTGTGCTGCCATAAACGACTTGCCTGTCGCTTCTAGGCCTGCAATCTCTGAAATTTTACCAACTGGAATACCTGCGAGTTTACCCTTGCAAATGATTGAGTCAAGCCACCTTGAGCCCGTGGGAATCCACTCGTTCACCTCTGTTGGGTTATTGTTTTGTAACGAATGGGCAACCTCTCGGCCTGCTTTTTTATTGATAATACTTCTAACTGAAGCGATGTCGAGAGAGCCTTTTTTTAGTTTTGCAATTTTTGACTTAGCCAAAATATTTTCTCCCCTAAGTGTTTAATAGGTCGTTAAAAGCAGCCTCGACTGCTGAGGTTTCAGAATTTTCTGTTCCGTACTTTTCAACCTCTGAGTTTCCCTCTCCTGAGCAGAGAAATTGGTCTAAAATGCTTTGCACCTCTTCGGTTGTTTTTCTTTCAAAAATTTCATCAAAGTTTGGGATAGTCTCTAACAGTTCTGCGCATCGCTCGTCTCCGCCGACTACATCGTCGCAAAGAACTGTTTTTCTCGGTCGGGGTCGAATGTCTGTTCGTGGAAAGCTTGCGCCGGGCAACTTACCATACATTAGCTTCAAATCGTTTCCAGTTTCCGGGTCGGTGATGTCCCCATAATCTGGGTCCAGAACGATAGTGAGTAACTTCTCATATGCCATCTTGCCATATCCCCAAACCTTAATGCCCTCAGACTCCTCACCTCGCACTAAGACAGGCGAGAAGAAGCGCTGCTTTGCAAACAAGTCTTTCGCCTGCTTTTTGCTATCTTCGGTACCCTCGTTCCAAAGTTTGTTTGCGAAATCACAAACAGGACAGTTATCACCAAAGTTTCTCTTTGGGCACAAAAAGCTTCGTGCATCCCCCACGTTATAGTGGAAGTACCTCTCCTTAAAGGGGTCTCCATCCGGGGTAGAAACAATTCGAATATTGCTTTCGCCGTCCTCTGGGCGCCAAAAATTATTTCTCTTTCCGTCACCCTTTCCATTAAGCTTATCAAGCTTTGCCTTCATTGCGTCTAAATTAAGTGCCATATTTATATCCTCCTATGGTCGTGTTGTTTTTTTGCACCTTGGCTATAGCAGGTCGGCAAATATCCCGACCAACTTTAATAATCATACTATAAAATTAGTTTTCTGTCAATAGATAATTTTGAATTTTTGGCGAATGATATTCTACATAGACATAGTCTGACTCGTACTTTGTCGGGTAAATACCGAAATACACTTTCATGTTGTCTGAAATTTTACTTTTAATGTTTTCAGTCAATTCTCTTAATAAATTCCCTTCAGACTTTAGTTTTTGCTCATTTATACCAAAATAGTATATCACCTCCGTTCCCTGCTTGAAAGGAAAAAACACTTTGTCTTCACACTGCAGGTTGCTAATCCCGATAGTCTTTATCCTTGATGATTCTTTTATCTTAGAAAAAGTTGAAAAAATTGGTTTTGTGTTTTTGAAGACCTCAATCATGTGATAAGAATCGCAAAAAATATCATTAATTTGTTCAAAGTATTCGAATACGTTTATGGACTCAACCAAGCTTTCCACAGCCCGATTTGAAACTAGCGTGATTTCTTCGAACAGCCCAGAGCGCGCATATTCTTGAAGCACGTTTTTAACTGTTCTCTCTTGCAATTTTTGCTGCTCTGAGCATAACTCTGTGTCTGGTTCAAAATAGACTACTTTAATATTTATTGATTTTTTATAAAAATACTCTAATAATCTAAGAGCCATGGCACTGGTTTTTGATGCTCCGCAAACAAAGAGTGTCACTTCCTTTTTGATGTGTTTCAAGAAATTAATTTTAGATATATTCTCAAAAGACTCATACTCTTCAGGGTCTGTGTATTCTGGGATAATGTAAGAATTTTTTGACTTGCTTCCTGAATTTTTTACACTATATAAAGCATAGTTGCCGTATTTTTCCAGCGAAGAAGCAATTGCATCTGCAGCATTTCCAAGTGTCAAGATATTTTTCAAATTTTCACCCTTCTCATTTCTCCGTAATTCTTACCGATACTGACTGTTGAAAGAAACTCTCCAAACATATTTTTCTCAAACTCCTTCTTCAAAGGAGCAACCAAGTGATGTTCACTTTGTGCAAAATCCAGCACCACAGAGTCATGCATAGTAAAGGCAACAAAGCTCTTCTTTCCTCTCAATAGGTTCATTATATTATAACAGCTATTTAAGACTATATCACTAGTTGTAGATTGTGTCAAGTAGTTTAGAGCCCTTCTTTCGTCAGTCTCTAGCTTTCTTCCAAAGGGAGTCTTTATCCGTCCGTTTTCATAATGCTTTTCATAAGCGCGCTTGTCATAGAACTTTTCTAGGTTTTTATCCTTTGCTTCTGGGTTATAAAGCCACGCAAAAAATTTTGCTTTTACTTCTTTTCTTGATTTTGAGCTTTGCTTTATGATTTCTCTGTTAAATTCATGAATATCATAATTCGGTTGTGGTTGACCTGAGAGAGAAAGCAGAGTTCTTACCTCTGCCCCATTTAGGTCTATTTCCAAAAAAACATCGTTTTTAGGAAGAAGATTTTTCCTTTCTTCTTTTGAAATATTTAAAATAGGAAAGGAACCCCTTTTAGTCGCAAGGCGACCAGTGGAAGAAGAGAAAATATCATACTTTATCTTTCTTTCAGAATCAGAAAAAGTTATTTTTTGCCTTGCTATCTCTTGGGTTATTACGTGTATTTTGTGCAAAATATCATAATGACTAGGGGCTGATAGTCTCTTGGCAGATTCTCTAATTATATCTTCTCTACAAGAAAACCACTTACTCATCATGTGGTCAGGCAACAAGTCAAAAAAGCAACCTTTGCGAATGTCTACTTTTGCCGTGACTGCGGCTAGTTTTTGGGCTTTTATCATCTGCTCGTAAGACCTAATCTGATTAAGTTGGTCTGCTGACGCGGACGATAGGGTTTCAAATCTCCCATTATCGGAATAGAGAGATAAAAAAACTATATTCTTTTCATATTCTGCAAAAACTGGTGAGTACGTCCAAGAATAGCTGGTCTCTTGCAGACTTTGGTCGATGGTGTCTCTATCAAAAATAAAGCGATTTTTAAAAAAGGCGCCATGGCAATTATTTTCAAAATCTAGTGTCTGTATAATCATTCTCTTAGTTTACAACAAAATAAGCTGAAAGTCAAGAAATAATCATCTTAAAAATTTCAACACATATTTGTCCAATTTTGCCATACGCCTGCTCTACTCCGTAGAGCTCGTGAGCTAGCTCAACTTGCTTGAAAGTTATATCTAAGTTTATCTGGTCAAGTACTCCAAACTCTAAAAGCCTAATCTTTAACAGCATTTTAAGCATCCGCAGCTCTGACACTGGGTCAGAAAAAAAACTCATTCTCCAGTTGTTGCTCGCAGAAAGAGGGTCTGAAAGGAACAATTGGTTATAAGTGCGCATCAAAAAATCCTGAATGTCATAAAGGTCGTCGTTTTGCGAGTTATCTCTGTAAATTGAATCCAATACTTCATGAGAGTTAAAAGAACTGTGGTTTTCACTAATCTCATAGTCTACTGTTTCGTGCCTTATTAGGGTCTTGACTATCTCACTTTCTAAGTCCGCATACAGTCTCCAGGGAATATTTTTATCAACCATAAACCCGGCGGCATGGGCATATTCACAGTAGCATCTAAAGTCTTCACTCTGCACCATTCTTCCTTTGATTTCATCGTCATCAAAATCCTCTCCGGCTAAATCAAGCACTAGTCCGGTTGTATAAACTGTGTTTTTGTCCGATAAGAGAAACCCTGACCTTGACACAGGTATATCCTCAAGGGTCCGCTCCATTAAAAACTCTACAGAGTTTAAAAAATCTAAAAAATTAGGATTAACCATGCCGGACTGCTCTAGCTCATTTGCATAGTGAATAATCATGTTTTTCTGGTGGGCCTCGTAAGCTTCTTCAAAATCCTGATAGGAATGCACAGGGTTGATTCCCAGGAGACCTTCGGGAAAGTTTCTGGTTGAGGCCGATATGCGCTCCAGATAATCTTCTCTAAAGAGAGAGAAAGCTCTTTCAACAAAATTTATAGCTCGCAATGACGAAGGGTTGTCAGGTATATCATTCAAAATAGAATCTTCAGACAAAAAATATACCGGTTCGAACCGGTGATTTAAAAATCCATAGTAATGGCTCTCATAAAGTGTATCAATTTGGCCCGGAATGCTGATGAGCCTTTTATACTTTTCTCTCTCTGAGAACTCTGTTCTCAAGTTAGACGTCTGGCCCCCTCTGAATACTATTCTTACTGTCATTAGGTTTTTCCTTTCCCTTTCGGTGGCGTGTATTCCGTTGCAGTAGCCCCTCTAGAGGTATCATCCCTTGCTATTGTTCTAGGGTTGGTTCCTATTTCTTTTTCTCTTGCGAGGCGCTCGATAGACTTATCACTTTCTTTTGTGATAGCTGACGAGGAAACACCACCGCTGGAGTCTATCCTTACGACCCTGATGCCGGTAGGCGTACTGACTTCATATTTGACTGAGCCGTCTGAATTTGATGTTCGACTGATTACTCCCGAAATATTTGAGGCTAAACTGTCATCATTTGGATTCATTAGATAATCATTAGCTAACGCGTCGGCAGTGGCAACAGAGAGAACTCGGGAGCCGCTTGAGTCCCTTATGTTTTCCAAGCCTGTCCTAGTTACGCTTGACTGTGCGCTGCGTAAGCGCGGGGATGGAGTTGAAGAAATCTGGGCAACAGAATCTGGCGTAGCACTTAAAACCTGAGAAGGCGTTTCTCCCAAAACAGAATCTGCGACTGGAACAGCGCTGGTTAAACCTCCGGAAGCTCTGGCATGGTCACCAAACGTACATTCAAGAACAGTTTCAGCTGCACCGTTGGTTATTGTAGTTACAACTCTTAATATGGTGTAGTATCCCCCAAGGCCCAGACGGTAAGAAGGCGAAGCTTTATCCGAGGGGCTGCCAAACCCTATACTACTTGGGTTCACGAATATTCTTGCCCCAGGCACGAACAAATTGTTTCCAAACATTGTTATAGTCGCGTTATATGGCACCTTTAGTTCATCATATAGTCCAACCTGATTAGTCATAAGCTGTTCTCTTGCGTATGGCACGTCAAAGCGACTAAAATTAATTTCTTTTATTAGTCCCCTGTTTTTACCTATAAGGAAATGATATATACCCGCTTTTATGTCTTCCCACTGGAGGCCTCGACGTCCTGAGCTGTTTTGCTTATCGGGACTCTGATAAATAAACAAGTAATCACATTCATCATCGATTCTTAATGGCTCTTTATCCCTTAATGGTGCTGGCATTTTCTCTATATTTACCTTCACATTATTGCTTATCTCTCCCCTGAGGTGGGTTGCTGAAAAGGTCGAAGAAGTAAAGACAGGCCTGGTTTTAAGTATTCTAGGTGCAATGTCAGAAGTGGCCCAATAAGACTCTCCGAACGCCTTGGGAAGAAGTTCTTGATGGCAATCTTTTAAAAACTCACTAAGAGTGTAGGTGCTTCTATCTTTTGTGTATATCTTATCATACATATACTTTTGGTACAATTCAAGAGATATTGGAACGTCAGCAATGTTTACTGTTGTGGCACCCACGTCTCCGTTGGGGCCGCCGCCTTCGGGCTTGACATACTTATAAGTTACGTTTGATAGCATAACTCTATACCTAGTTAAATTTAACCTGCTTTCTTCCAAAACTTTTATTATTTTATCTCTTTCTTTCTGTGTTTTCTTTTTAAGCTTTTCGTAAAAATGGTGTTCAATTGTAAGATGTGTAGGCAAATTATTTCCTGCTGCGGCCCTTCTCACTATCTCTATAGACTCGTTAAGAGTCTGAACATATCTTTCAAAAAAGCTTTCTACTAAATCACCAAAAAATATATAATGAATCTCTCTTTTAGAGTTGTCGAAAGCGTTTAGGCGTTCCTGAAGAGTTTTTCCCTGCTTCAGCAGTCTGATTGTTTGTTCGGCTGTTTTTGTAGGTGTCTTCTTGGCTCTTTTTATTTCGGTCGTAGTCAAAGTCGACCAGTTTTTCATGTATAGGAGCTGTTCTTTCGTTAGGTGAAATGTACTGAATTTTTCCATCTCTTTTGGAGATACAGTTACTGATAACAATTTGCCTCTAGACTCTGCATATGCTAGTATTGCGCCGGCCTCTGATGCTTTTGCCGACTGCGTTCTCTGTAGTTCTGCTTCAGACTCTGCGGATGCATTGCTTGGAACTTGACTAGGCGAAGACTCCTTTTTACTATCGTCTGCTAAGGTTCTAATGTCTGCTTCTCTTATTACCTCTTCAACAGAGGAGACTACACTGTATATGCTGCTTCTTATTGTGTTCACCCTAGCAGTATAATCTATAGAGATAGTTGCAGTGCCGTCTTGGTTAACATTTATAGAATGATTGAATACATTCATTCTCAGCGTCTGGCGGGTTGCTATAATTTCATCAATTTCTTCTTGTGTAAAAATATCCCTTCTATCATCGGATATCGTATAACCTAAAGTTGCCTCTATCTCTATGGGTCTGGCTAGCTCATTGCCAGTCACTGGTACACCCCCCACAGAGGATTTCGTATTTGTCTGGCCTGCAATGGACAAAGTAAACAAATCTGCCAGGGGCGCATAGCCTGGAGGGGGGTTGAAAATATTATCTAGCTGGTCTACAAAAATTTCTAAATTTGCAGTTAAATATTTCGGTGCAGTGAAGGGGTCTGTGCCTTCTGTCTTTACAGAAAAGGTGCGGACACCCACAGCGCCGGCAGTTTTGCCCTTGGCGCTTGCTGCTCTGTATTCTGAATTAAAATCGGAAGTTATTGGCAGATAAAAAGGCTGGAACCGACCAGTTCCGCCAAAAACCTTCCTAAATCTCAGCTCTGGGACGAGTGCCGTAATTTTCTGAGTTTCCAAATTAAATAAATGCGGATATATCGCGGGCTTTCCAGAGCGCTTGGGCGTGGCGGCGATAGAAATAAGATTTTCAGGTGTGTACTTTCCTAACAGCTTATGAACTTTGGTCTTCTTTCCCCGAGGGTCGACTTTCGAAGACTTAATTGCATCAGGCTGGTGAGACAGCAAATATATCAGCATCGCTTGGGGGTGAAAGCTGTTTAAGGTTGGCTTTGGTCTTTTAGTTAAAGTCAATTTGCATCTTACCTTTCACGAGTGGCTATAGAGAGCATCTTGTCGACAGGGAAGGGTATGTACACAGTATCCCCGATTTTAAAGTGTAAATCTGTTGGCTTTTTATTATACCAAGCTATAACCCACCAATAATCTGGATTTCCATAGTATTTATCTGCCAATTTATACAGCTTTGTCCCTATCTCGAAAACTTCTCTTTTCTCAAACAGCCCGTCCAGCCTATCCTCTTCTGTTATAGCATTGTATGGCATTTTTGTTAAGATTTTCACTTTTTCAACAAATCTTCTATCGTGTATGCTTTCTCTCATCTTAGAATCATTTATAACTATGTCTCTATAGTCGTTCCTATTTGGCATTTCAGGGCTTCTCCTTTTTTGTCACTATCTTCCATTCAATAAATCGTCCGCGGTGGTGGGCGAGACGGTGGTCGCGGGTCCAGTTCTGCGATTATTTGTGTCCGAGCCGTATGGAAATCTATCTGTTATAAAGTTTTTATCTGCACTACTCCAACCAAGCTCCTGTTCGTGCTGTGGTGTGAAGTTAAGGTCTATGTTAAACTCTTTTGGGTATAAGTTTCCGCTTTTCTCATCAAAAAAGCCCATTTCCTTGTTCGGATTAAGAGATACGCCGTCGATGCAGCCCAAAAGTCCACCGCCAAGTGGTGTAGTTATGAAATTTACAAATTTTATCCTCACAAGTGGTGGGCCCTGGATTGTTCTTCCAGAATTAAATCCTTTGGCTAATTTTTCACTGTATACAGGATACAGCATTTTTGTTAAAATTGCAAATTTATCAAGATTCTCTTTTGCCGACCTAAAATTTGGAGATAAGACCGAAAATCCAATCTTTATCGTTCGGGCGGTCGCAGAGTATGGTTTAACTGGGTCGTTTCTTCCATAAATTTGCTCGGTTCCCCACGTAACTGAGTAGCTATCTTGAAAATCCGTGAGAAATGCTGGAAATTCAACCACTGATGCAGTTGCTACATGGGTTATTCTTATAATTTGATTTTTAGCTTTTGCTATTTTTCCAAAGTCTGTGTAAGACATAAAATATGCTCTCCCATATATGTATTATATTAAGCGCCCATCAAATTCATTTTTAGTTCCGTGTCGGCGCCAAATAGACTGCGATGCCGAGTTTTGCCCATGCTGGCGAGCTTGCTGAGGAAATTTTCAGTAGCCTCCTTATCAAGTTCAACGCTAACCTTAGTCGCTTTTACCTTTGTTTCGCCCTGAGCCACAAATGTAGGGCTTCTTGTTATAACTTTGGCCTGTGGTCCAATATCACTGGTGGGGCGCGGCGGCTGCTTGACCGGCGTTGGGTTGTTTCTTCCTGTTGGTGCTGGCATGCCCGGGCGTGGGACGATGACCGACTCTCGAAGAAACGCGCGCGACAATTTGGCGGCG